ATGTCACTCATTGGCAACACATTATCAGCGTTATTGGGAGGCAGTGACGACAGCTGGCAATGGTCGGAACACCTTCATCGAGCCTCCTTTCGTGGCGTTCCCTTTGTGGTCGTCAGTGGGCAAGGTACCTTTGGTCGCCGCCAGGTAACACACAGCTACCCCTATCGCGATACCAGCTATATCGAAGATTTGGGCCGCAATACGCGCAAAATTGTTCTGAAAGGGATTTTGATACAAAACAGCCAGATCTATACCGCACCTGATGTGATGACTCAACGTGACTCATTGATTGCGGCTTGTGAAATGTCGGGGCCGGGCACTCTGGTCCACCCGACACTGGGGGAAATGACGGTCAGCATTTCCGAGGCAGGGCTATTGATCGATGATAGCTTCAGCAGTGAGCGGGTCTTTTCCTTTACCTTAACCGCCATCGAGTCTGGCCTGCGTGCCTTTGCTATTACTGGCTCCGCAGAAATGGGCGCATCCATTCAGTCCTCCTGGCTAGGGCTAAGTGCTAAAGCGGTTGCGGGCTTTATCTCAACGGTGAAAGGCGAAATGCGCTCAGCGACTCAGGCGATAAAAACTCTGAAAAATACCGCTGCATTCTGGCGTCGGATGGTGACGGGCACGGCCAACGAAGCCAGTAATTTGGGCAACGCCCTACGCTCAACCTTTGGTCGCAACCGCTATGGCCGCTATAACCACGGCACTGTCGGAGGCAGCAGCACGGGAGCGACAACGACGGTTAGCCAACAAAATGACACGGCGGATTTATCCACGCTGGTGGCGCAACGGATGGCACTGGTGGTTGAAGGACGGGCGGCGCTCGACGCGGCGTTGGACGAGTTACTCGCCGCCAGCAGTATTGAAAGCCATGCCGACAGTGTGCTGGCCGTGGTCGATGCCCTGCTGGCGACGGGCATCAGTACGCGGGATATTATCCGTATCATGGAAACCCTGGCGCTAGCCCATGACGATACTTTCCGTGCCAACGACAGTGATAGGGCCGTCGCGGATGCCAGCCACCACTTAATGGCCACATTATGCACTGGGGCGATGATCCAAGTGGCAGCGCAATATCAACCGGAAAGCTATGACGATGCGGTTGCGGTATTGGGCCGGGTTTGCCTGGTGATTGACAATACTGCACTGGTCGCCGCCGACAGGGGGAATGATGAGACCTATCGTGCGCTGGTGCAGATGCGTGAATCTATCGTGACCGTGCTACAGCAGGCGGGGGCCAATCTATCACGGGTTGGCGAGGTCAGTTTTAACCGTTCACTACCGGCTTTGATGCTGGCAAACCGCCTCTATCAGGATGCGTTACGCGGCGATGCGCTGGTGAAAATGGCTAATCCTATTCACCCGGCATTTATGCCCATCCGATTTAAGGCGCTGAATCTATGAATGATGACTTAACACTGGAGGTGGGTGGCCGGGCGATCACTGGCTGGAGCAAAGTAAAGGTAACGCGGAGCATTGAAAAATTACCCAGCAGTTTTGAACTGTCACTGATGGATCGCTACCCCGCCAGTGGGGGGCAACAGTGGGTTAACCCCGGCGATCCCTGTGTGGTGAAGTTAGGCAATGACTCGGTATTAAATGGCTATATTGACAGTTGGGATAACGCCATCACGGCCACAACCCACGTGGTCAGCGCCATGGGACGTGGTAAATGTCAGGATCTGGTGGATTGCTCTGCCAAGTGGCCTAACAGCGTGATCAGCCAATCAACGGTGTTACAAATCGCACAGAAATTGGCTGAACCTTACGGCATCACCGTGACCTCCGATATTACCGACATGACCATCGTACCGACGTTCACCCTCAATTGGGGGGAAACGGCACAAACGGTCATTGAGAATGTGACCCGTTGGGCGGCACTACTCTATTACGATCAGTTGGATGGCAACCTGTTGCTAACCCGTGTTGGGAATCGCAAAGCCGCCAGTGGCGTGGCGCAGGGGGTCAATATTCTGAGCGCCAGCCTGCATACGGACATCAATAAGCGCTTTGTTGATTACACCGGTGTCGTGCTCTCGACCAATGCGGTTGCCAGGCGCTCGCCCTCGGGGGGGAACAATACCTCGGTACTGGTCAGAGTACAGGATACACAACTGGCGGCGCTGTTGCCGGATCGCTATCGCAACCGCATCGTTATCGTCGAAAACACCATGGACTCACCGCAACTGGTGGAAACCAGTATCGATTGGGAAATCAACCGCAGCGTTGGCCGCGCCAAAGTCCTTACGGTACAGGTAGATAGCTGGCGCGATAGAGAACAACAATTGTGGGAAATCAACTCGCTTATCCCTATCGATATTCCGGCTTTAGGGCTGCGGGATGAGTTGTGGTTGTTATCTGAAGTGGTTTATCAGAAAGATGCAAAAGGAACGGTGGCAAATATGGTCTTGATGCCACCCGCTGCATTTGACGTTAAGCCCTATAAAATCAAATGAAACAAGGGGTTAACCATGAGTGATGTCAGTGGGCAAATCTCAACTCTATACCGACAGATAAAAATGCTGCTGGGGATCGGGCGGGTGACCGCTTTTGACGACAGCAACGGAGTGCAAACCGTGCAATATCAAACCCCGTTGGAAGTCCACAGCGATACGCCAAGGTTAGCTGAATTTGGTTTCTCGTCGGGATTGCCGGCGGGCAGTGATGTGGTCATTGGTTTCCTGGGGGGGATCGTTCCAGCGGGATGATCATCGCCTCACATCATCCGGCCTATCGGCATATGGGGCTCAATGCAGGTGAAACGGTGATTTACGCCCAGTGGGGGCAATTTATCAAACTGACCGAGAGTGGGGTGGTGATTGAGGCTAACAACCAGCCGGTGACCGTCAATAATGCGACAGAGGTGACCGTAAATGCCACGGTAAAAGTACGGTTAAATACGCCGTTGCTTGAGGTAAGCGGCAATATCATTGATAACGCTGACAGTAATAGCGCCACGCTAAAAAGCTTACGTGACGCCTACAACAGCCACAATCATCAACTTAAAAACGTCCAGTCGGGCAGTACGACACTTACCAGTGAAACGCCCGCTAAGGTGGTGCGATGACAACCGATATTAAGACCGTTTGGGATGTAAATGCCTTGCTGGGGGATTGGCAGACCGGTAACGGCGGCTTACTGGAGGGTGATGACTTGCAGACGGCTATTCTGCTGAGTTTATTCACCGACCGTTTAGCGCGGGCAGATGATGCGATTGATAGCCCTGATCGCCGTGGTTGGTGGGGTGACAGTGGTGCAGCATCGGCGATTGGCTCGCGGCTCTGGCTACTGCGGCGTGAGAAACTCACCACACAAGTGGCTATCAAAGCGGAGGATTATGCCACAGAGGCGCTGGCATGGCTGATCGAAGATAGTGTGGTGGCCGCGATTAATGTCCGTGCGCACATTATCGCCCCCAACACCCTGGTGCTGGTGGTGAGTTACCAACAACCCAGCCAAACACGATCAGCTAATCAAACACAGTCATCAATTAAATTTTCATGGGTATGGGAGGAGTAATTCATGCCATTTAATCGACCCACGTTAAGTGAATTGCGGCAGCGGAATCAGTCTTATATTCAATCGGAACTGAAAACCGGCGGCAATTTATTGCGTTTCTCTAATATCGGCGTGATCAGTGATGCCGATGCCGGGATGGCGCACCTGCATTACGGCTATCTGGATTATATCGCCCGGCAAGCCACCCCCTATAATGCTACCGACGAGTATCTGGCGGCTTGGGGGGCGCTGAAAGATGTGTTCCGCAAAGCGGCCAATCCCGCCACCAGTAACGAGGTCCGGTTCAGCGGTATTGCCGGGCGAGTTATTCCTGCTGGTCGCCTGCTGAACCGGGCCGATGGTTACCAGTATCAGCTTAATAAAGAAGTCATTATTGCCGAGCAGGGCAGTGCGCTCGGTGAAATTACCGCTATCTTGCCCAGCCCGTTGGACGATGCAACTGGCGGCGGCAATCGGGGTAACAGCCCGGCGGGAACGGTACTGACGCTGGATATTGCAATTGACGGGGTTCAGGCCACGGCCACCGCGTTGACTAAAATTTCTGGTGGTGCGGATATTGAATCAGAAGATGCATTTCGTTCTCGAATGTTATTGGCCTACCAGAACGTCCCGCAAGGTGGCAATGACACCGATTATCAATCCTGGGCATTAGCGGTACCGGGAGTCACTCGCTGCTGGGTGAAACGGCGGTTGATGGGGGCGGGCACCGTAGGGGTGTATATCATGTGCGATGATAACGACCACGGCGGCTTCCCGCAGGGAACTGACGGCATTTCATCCCTTGAAGAGTGGGGGGCGGTAAAAGCCACTGGCGATCAGGGGCGGGTAGCGGACGCAATCTATCCACAACAACCTATTATTGCTCTGGTGTATGTTTGCGCGCCTGTCGCTCAAGCGATTGATTTTGTGATCAGCGGCATCTCTTATGCTGACAGTACAACAACCGCCGCCATCAATACCGCTATTGATGAGGTGTTTTTCACCGAAGGGCAACCCGGTGGAAAAATCCTGTGGTCGTCGCTGTTGCTGGCCATCGGCGAAGTACCTGGAAGCGGGGGGTTTATTATGGCATCCCCGTCGGCCAATATTGAACTGCAAACTGGCAAACTCCCCGTTCGGGGTACAGTGAGTTACCTATGAGCCGCTATTCCGTAAGTGAATATACCGGAGCGTTACAAGCGCTGATGCCGATGGGATTAGTGTGGCCCCGACGGCACGATGGCATACAGACCGAGGTACTGCGGGCGTTGGCGAATGCTTACCAACGCAGCGATGAAGATGCACAAGATCTGCTGTCGGCGGCTTTCCCGGCCACCGCCACGGCTCTCTTACCTGAATGGGAAGCGACACTGGGCTTGCCCGATTTGTGTGCGCGATTGGTGAGATCGATAGCATGATCCAACGCCAGCGGGCGGTGGTCGCCAAATTGTTTGGTATTGGCGGCCAATCGGCGGCGTACTTTATCCGCGTGGCAAAGGCTCTGGGCTATGACATTACCGTTACCCAATACCGGCAAGCCTGCGCGGGTATGTCGGTGTGCCGTGATGCATTGAACGGTGAAGAGTGGCCTTTTACCTGGCTAATTACCGCACCGGAAACCACCATTCATAATGCCCAATGCAGCTTAACGTATTGCAGTGATCCGCTGCGTTCGTGGGGCAATAAACAGCTTGAATGCCGGTTAGCGGTATTAAACCCGTCCCATTCTATTCTGAAGTTTGGCTATACCCTGCTTAGTTGATATTTCAGTGTGTCTATCTGGCGGCCACGCCAAGTACTTCGGGTCATTATTCATTAACCATTTCTATTTTATCGCTTTAACCAGTGAGGTATTACCATGCAAAAAATTGGAGATATTCCTAATACACGCGCCGACAGTAACGGCGAATTTACCGACGGCAACGTCGCCGGTGGCGTTCCACCCACCCTATTACCGGCTGAGTGGTTTAATACTATTCAGCGAGAGTTGGTCACGGTGGTTCAAGATGGAGGATTAACCTTAGATCCTAATGACGATACTCAGGTTTTAGCCGCACTGAAAAAGCTATTTTTGCAGTCTGGTAATAATCTCTCTGAGATAAAAGACGCCGGTCCAACGGCTATAACACAGACTCTCGCAAACCTTGGTTTGGGGGAAGGCTCAGCAATTCCGGTTGGGGTCCCGCTTCCGTGGCCTACCGCCACTCCACCCGAAGGTTGGTTAAAATGTAATGGTGCTATCTTTGACAAAGTAAAATATCCAAAATTAGCATTGGCTTATCCGTCAGGTATTTTACCGGACTTGCGGGGTGAGTTTATTCGTGGCTGGGATGATGGGCTTGGGGTTGATGCAGGTCGGGAAATACTATCAATACAAGGTGATGCGATAAGAAATATCTCTGGTGGAATTCAGGGACGGAATGAAGCAACATCGGCTAGACTTTTCAGCTCTAACGCCACTGGAGTTTTTCGCACTGACGGTCAATTTGGATCTTATGCTGCTAGCGCAGATGTGGCAGTAGGCGTTACGGATGATAGACTCGCCGAACTTTTTTTTGACGCTTCCAGATCTGTACCCACAGCCAATGAAAATAGACCACGGAATATTGCTTTTAACTATATTGTGCGAGCGGCATAA